TTTTTTTTTTTTTTTTTTTTTTTTAAAAGAAACCGGCCACATTAAATATGGGCGGAACACGCAATATATAAATGTCAACATTTGCCCCTGTCATGCCAGCAAGACCGGTGACTGTAATAGTATTCGCAGCACCAGTGCCACTGGCTGTGACAAGAACATACTGCTCCAACGTTGATTGGGTGCCACCAGCATTAAACACAGCAACACCAGAAACGGTGTAATTGTTAAAAGCTTGGTTATTTGACACAAAATTGGACCCAAACGTCATTGAGAACGCTGACCCAATATTCGAGCCGGTAGCTTGACAAACTAACATGTACCTGCCGACAACCGGAATTGTAAATGTGTTGCCCGCAGTAACAACGACCGGGAGATCAGATCCACCAGACACTAAAGCACCAGCTATTGGATTTGCGGCAGTCCTAATACCATCAATGGTAAATAAGTGAGCCACGGAAACTGTGTCGTTAAATTTAGGGATTTTCAATCGAACACAATAAGAGACCCATAACTCACCAATGTTATTAGACGCTTGCATACCAACAGCTGCACATGTCAGGGCACCAAGCTCATAGAGACGTCTATCAGCTCCGGCTGGGTACCCAATCCCACTTGTTCCACCGCCATTGTTCACATACGCAGATGGTGGAGCAACGTAAAGTGTAGTTGAAACATTTTCCTTACGCTTACATTCCACAGGGTGTATCATAGGAGTACACGGAACAATGGACGTTGAAAACATGTAGGATTCCATGTTGACTTTACTGGCAAACGGTGGATCTAACACATCATATTGGGTAGCTAAAATTACAGTGCCCAAGGCAGTATTTGTTGAACCAACAGCGGTACCACTCGTAGGATTGTATTCAAACACCAAGCCCAGCCATTCAACTTCTTCGAAGTTTGGTGCCACTTGCGCAAGTCTCGGGAACAGAAACTTGTTAGCGGGATTAATGGCTTGATAGACCGGGGTTGTAAAACCAGTGGATCCAGTTATATCCGTGATGAACTCTCTTGCACAGACAATGACTGACCCATCTGTTGTTGTTTGAAACAGTGGTGGTGGGGTGACAATACCTTTTGATGCGTCGAACAACGCATTGGATTGGATCGTATACGCGCCCATTCCAAATATTTTGCCGATGTATGAGGCAGCATCTCCGGCAATCCCACCAATACGAGCTCCCAGTCTTCCAAGACTGGTGGTTTCACGTTCACGCTGTTTTGGGTGTTTTTGTTTTTGTTTTGGTCTCTGTTGCTTGATGACCACAACAGACCCATTCTTTTTATTTTTGTTTTTGGTTTTGTTTGGCATATTACGAATATTATAAATATATATCTAAACTAACGTTAATTAGGAGGGGGCAGTGGCCTACCCCCTCCATTTGTGGCTTCCCTCCACACTCCCTGCTATAAACGCAAATGTTCGAAATTGCACTTGGTACGCTTGCAAGTTCCTTTCAAAAAATCACGACATACCTTAATATGCTTGAATTCACATTTGCCTTTACATGTTCCTAATAAGAACTTTTTGCAGGGTATCTCCGTTTTTGCCTTAGCCAGTTCTGTGGGAAGATCAAGTGGCTTGTTTTGTATAACTTCTCCACTCGCGACGACCACGCCTTGCTCTGGTTGTGCCACTGGCTTTGGCAGCTCAGCTATTGCTGGGCATGTTAACAATTCAAGCGGTGTTGTTACACGGCTCAAATAATCCAACAACTGTCTCGGGTCGGTGTCCTTGAGGATGATATCATAAAATGGGGAAAAATCATATTTTTGAGGCCAATTTTCATCTATATCATACCCTGCCCACCAACTTTCCAATTCATGCCTTATAGGGGCATATAGGTCTATTCCCACTCTGATTGCTGCACAACACATCTCTCTAACAATTGGAGTGTCGGAGTCAGTTCTGAATAGTCCAGACAGTTTGGCTTGCAATTTTTGCAAAGGGGTAACTCCGGTCAATGAAACAGTCACATGCAATTTTCCAAGCGCTCTTGGGAGATCACACATGCTTGCCGGTTCCCCATACCACACATCGGGCGTAAAAATACGGGCTAGGAAATTGACACCTGGGTCCCCCCGGTTAAACAAGTCAATTACCCATTCCTGTCCAAACATTGAGGCTGCTTTTTCCAGATACCCTGCTGATAGCTCACTAGTAACAGCTGTTAGTGAATCATCCCCGCCTGCAAGGTCACACATAGTAGCTTGTGTGGAATACGCCTCATCTGGAGACATGCCTTCTAATATACGACCAGTACCAATAATAATTTCAGTGTCAGTGGAGTTGAAGACAGCCGTTTCCGGTGAACCGCTGCCTCTTTCAAAAAATTGTTTTAAATTCAATCTCAACTGAGTTCGGACCCTATTTCCGTATTGGCTCTCATGTAGCCCACTGATTTCTTTATGACAAGATGGATGAAACACCCACAGTAGCACGAACTTTTCAATAAATCGCGCCAACACACTAATGTGTCCGTCATGCCGTTTAGCATCTGCGCATGCTATCTTTTTAGCTCGCATGGCTATTGTGCTAACACGATCAGCTATGACTCGTGGGGTCTTGCCAAACGCATACCAATTTGTTTCCATTAACATATCAGAGTATGCGTACAAATATTTAGAGTAATCTCTTTTAAATACACCATCATACGTGGTTATTACTCTTGGATCGGATATTTTAGTGTATGGTTCACTTTTCATGAAAGTTTCAACTTTGACACCATCACGTTTCTCCACTTCAGCTTTCATCAGTATGTGCCGTTGAGTGGGCCTAGATTGCCGTAAATAAACTTCATCTACACTCACCGGATACAAACTGTGCTTCGCGCATGGTAATGACCGACAAAATGCCTCAACCGAATTCATTAATGTTCTTGTAACACACAATTCTTGAGCTGCTTTAACCTGCGGTCGTACAACGCGACCAAAATAAGCAGCTATTTCATTAGATTGAGTTTTAGTAGGAACATAAACTTGAGGATAAAGTGGGCACATGTAAGCCTGCACGAGGGGTTTTGCTTCAGCATCATACTCAGGTAATTTAGCCATAATTTGGTAAGCAACTAACCCTTTCGCTGGGGGAAATACAACTTTAGGACGTTCAACGATTTTTGCGTTAGCATATTCAGCTAGCAGAAACGAAGCATGCTCATCATCTCCTGTCCATCGTTGTGCGGATGCTGCCCCAAATGACACCTTGCATTGTCTGCAAGCGCTCAGAGCAGCCTCAACGTCTTTTAATGGTAAGGTGATAGAATAAGTTGTACCTAGTTTCGCTATGGAACGTTGGACACCATTGCGTGTCTGCAAATCCATAACTACAAAATCATCTTGCACAAATTTTGAAACGTCTAATTCATCATGTGTCATCATACATGACAGATAATTATTTGGAAAATGCCATTCAGCTATCGGAATCAACAAAACTAGTTCATGGTGTTCATTAGCTTGTCGACGCTCTACCAAATAGTGTCTAGTGATGCCCCAGGCTTCTATACCGAGGACATCCTTGCCAAAATCCCAGACTGGGTGTTCATATACGGCACCACCACTAACCTTATAATGCACTGTTGAATATTTATCAAACCAATAACTAAATTCTCCCTCACACCAGGCACTAGCTTTTGGTTGGAATGTATACAACAAGACAGGGGTCAGTGGTAGAAACACTAAAAAGGTATTCAATGCTATGTAGAAGTCAACATCAACCAACACAATCAAAGACCGGACGTCCGGTTGTGTATTTGAAGGAGCCACTATTAAATCTTTTGCCCAATAGTAACTACGATCATGGTTCAAGTTGTCTCTCACATCCGCTGATGAGGCTTGGTGGACATGAACATTTAACCCTACCGAATTCGCTAATGCACGAGCGAACACAGTTGCTGCGGAACGGTGAGCCCCACAGTATGGATGAGTGTGCGTTTGATCAGTAGTTTCATGTACTGCAATGCGTGGATAAACCGTATCCCTAAACGCACTACGTAACTGCATGAGATCATAATCGCCAGCATACTTAGTTCTATGTATCCACAAATCCCTAACATATTGAAGTTGTTTCTTAACGTGATAGCATATGGCCTGATTAATTCCAAGACGTTTCGCAATCTGATAGATCGCAATTGACCCAAAGCCAATCTTGGCCACATTACTAAGTGAAAAACGCCCAACGCTGTTGGAAACATCGCTAATCTTTAATCGATCAACCTGTTGGATCAATTCAGTCATAACGAAAACGAAGATTTTTAAAAACGAG